TACCCGAAGTTCCACTTGTACCTGAAGTACCAGAGTTACCCGAAGTTCCACTTGTACCTGATGTGCCTGAGTTACCCGAAGTTCCACTTGTACCTGATGTACCACTCGTTCCCCCTGTGATACTTGCAGTCAAGGCAGAAAACGCGATTTGCCCCGAGGTACCTGATGTTCCCCCAGTATAGTCTGTTACTATATATAATACATCAGCGGGGGCTGCTGATAATACTATCGGTAAATCCGTAATTCTTGTTGTTGCCATAACCTATAAATATTTTATTTTTTCTATTTCTTTTTTTTATTTTTTAACAGTTTGAACATATTAAACCAATTACAAATCCATCCGTTCCTATTTGCCACATTTCACATCCACCAACATCATTACTATAATACAAATTATTACCGTTGAAAGGAGTTGTTAGACCATTATCTGTATAGAAACTTACGGCTGTGGTCCAACTTGGGGATGCAGAATAAAGTGTCTGAGTCAGTGAATACGAACCAGACTGACAAATCGAATCACCACTGGAAACTAGATATGAATTTATTTCTTGTTGTAAAATCCAATTACTACCATCTTGACTTATCAACTCAATACCATCTTGAGTTATGATTGCAATTTCAAAAACTGATATTGTTGGAGTTGGTGTTGGTGTTGTGGTTGGAGTAGCTGTTTGTGTTGGAGTTTCGGTTTGAGTCGGAGTTTGCGTCGTTGTCGAAGTTGGAGTTTCAGTCGGTGTTTCTGTAGGAGTTTCGGTAGGAGTCTCAGAAGGTGTATATGTTGGTGTTTGCGTTGGTGTACTTGTAAATGTAGGAGTTGGCGTTGGTGTTTCGCTTCCTGATGGCGTAATCGAAGGTGTGGGAGTGTTTGTCGGAGTTTCAGATGGGGTAGCTGTTTGTGTTGGAGTTACATTAGGTGTTGGAGTGAAACTAGGTGTTGGTGTAGGAGTAGGTGTAATACAAGGACCCAATTGCACAACAACCCCATTTATCATTTGAGTTCTTGTCTGAGCAGAATACACTGGTGTTGAACCTGTTGTATCTACGTAAACATCAAAGGGACCTAACGCATTTGTATTCGGAGTAATCCGTACAATATAGTTATTACAGGTATCCGCCGAGATTTGTTGTTCTATTAAATTATCACAACCTGGCGCAGTATTGACAACTATAATGGATTGAAGGGGCATTAATTTTTAATAATAAATACCAATTCAAATCCTTTTTATGAAAATAAATGAAAAAAATTTGGATTATATTTCCATTACCATTCCACAGTTTTATTCTGTAGAGTAAATGTCAAAAGCACAAGAGGTTTCTTGGATGGAAATATTTACAATACAATCTACTAGGTCAACCGTGATGTTAAAAGCACAACCAAAAACACAATCTAAAATTTTAAATACAGAACAACCACTCGAATCAACCAAAGTCAACATTATTTGTGGGGCTGTTTGGAAAATTGATGGGATAGTAGAGTTATAATCAACAGTTGGTGGGACAGTAGAATTGATAGTACCGAGCAGTGTTTGATAATTTCCATATACATCGGAAATAAAGACACTAACGGGGTAGGTTGCTCCAGTAATCGAATCAATTCTTACTTGTACCATGTCAACAACTTATATCATATTCGATAGCAATATCGAAGTTTATTATTTGGTTATCCAAAAAGGTATTTGCAGCATTTTTTTGTATCGTAATCTGATTATTTACCGTATCTACAATTACATTTGATACACCTGGAACTGATTGCAACAAAGAAGTTATCGAATCTATCCAAACATTGTCGGAAGGTACATCCACAAGAGTCTTACTTGTATAAAAAGAAGTCGATGCACTCAGACCCACAGGTTCAACATTTACAATTGCAAAAAATTCTGCCGAATTTAAAATACAGTTCGGGTCACCGTCAGTCAAATCAACAAAACCATCGTTCAACATCTGTAATAATCCCAAATTTACTTCAGCAGTGATTGGCATTTCTTGGTCCCCAATCAAAAATTCATAATATCCGCTCTTTTGACCCAAACAGGATATCTCTGTCGATTGTGAATAATAACATCCAACCGAATCACTAATTGTAAGACTATATGTACCACCTGTCAAACCATTTACAGTTATAGATTGAGGATTCCCTGGTATATTATCTGACCAATTGAAGGTAAATGGCGGGGTACCTGATGATATAAATGCTGTAATTACACCATCTGAACCATTACCACAACTTTCACTATAAAGACTGAACTGAAGAGTGGATGATTGTGAAATGAAAACTGTAGCACCCTTAGTACATCCACTTGAATCAACAACAGAAATAAAATGATTTCCCGATGAAAGATTTGTAACTGTTACCGCAGATTGTGAAGTATCTAAGTCAACCGCCAAACCATCAACAAAATAATTGAAGGGTTCCGTTCCCCCTGAGGTTTTGAATATTTCTATTGCACCATTATCCTGACCACAAGTTGTACCTGTGGATGCTATATAGACATCAAATAAATCGTTTGCAATTATATAGACATCTTGTGAATAAACGCAACTACTATCATCACTTACTACCACAGTGTAATCTCCTGTCACAAGACCATAAAATGTATAAATTGGTGAATTCAACGTTAAACTCTCGGAACTACTATCAGGTTTTATTAGGGTGTAAGTGAAAGGAGGATTTCCTTGGAACAAAGATATTTGTATACTACCGTCAGAACTTGAACAATTTGAATTTGTTGTTGTAATACTAACAGAACCTATAGATTGTGGTGAACTTATAGAAGTACCTTCGGCTATTGTACATAATCCCGCATCAGTAACCTGAAATTGATAAGAGCCTGATGGAATATTAGATATTGTAAAATTCTGTTGATAAGAAATTCCAACATTCCCTGTTGAAGCAGAATAATAATAAGGCGCTGTGCCTCCAGTAACATATATTGTTAAAGACCCATCGGAACTGAAACAAGTTGGGGTTACAGCACTGAAATATCCAAATCCTAAAGGCTCCACCTCTCCGACATAAACGCTCTCTGATTTTTTACAATTATTTGCATCGGTTACTTCTAAAGAATAAACTCCCGTAGTTAGACCAGTTATTGTTGTTCCTGTACCACCATTACTCCAAACATATTTGAAGGGAGCCGTACCTGTTACTCCTGTGACATATAATTTTCCTAAAGGATTCGATGTACTAGAACAATATGAATTAGGAACAACATAAAAACCAAAATCAACAGGATTGGACTTTTCAATTATAAAATCAGAAGTTCTACCTGTACAACCTCCAAAATCCACAACTTCTATACTATATGTAGATGAAGATAATCCCTCAAATACTGCTATGTCTTCATCAGTAGTAACTGTTTGAATAATACTATAGGATTCATCAAGCAAGTTATAAATTGTGGAGGAGTAATCTGAAGTAGAAGTTGCAGATACTGAACCATTATTGGTATTACATGTTGTTGGGAAAATTGAAACTATTGAAGCAGTGACACCGCTTGAAACAGGTATATTTACGGTGAATGAATCATTCACAGGTAAACTACTATCATTCAACCTTATTGCATATGTTCCATAACCCAAATTTGTTCTTACAGAGGTACCTATAATCAAATATTCAACTGGAGGTAACGGGGGGTCCACCCACTCGATAGTATAAGGAGGTGTTCCACCCGATGGAGTTATACTAATTGCACCTGACGATGTATGGGAACAATCACCTGTAACCCCTAATATATAATTAAATTGAGCCACTAACTACAATTTATTGTTAGGTTTATTCCTACATTCAGATAAAGTGTTTGATTCACAAATGCTGGATTTGATGTTGTATTAAATACAGTTAGGGTATTACCATTCAAAGTAAAGTTATACCCGTAACTATTCATTTCTGGCAAATACAAAACAAGTGCTTGTCTCCATTCCAAATTTGACGGGTAACCATTAGAACCATAACCTGTATAGAACATTTCATTCACTATTGTTTGGTTTCCAATTTTCAAATCCACGTACCACTCAGAAACCAAAGTATCAAGCACACATTCATTCAAAGAGATTCCTTGTTCAGCTAAAACTGAATTTAATGATGATAATAATATACTACTAAAATTAGATACAGTAGGATTTCCGTTCAACCATGGGTATATAAAAATACTAACATATTGTTGAGAAACTGTACCATTGAAAATTCCTGAAGTAATCCTACATGGGTCTTTGACTTTTGGAAGAATCAAACAACCCCTTTGTCTTCTATATACCAACTTTTGTCTGTGGAGAATTGAATTTTCTAATTTTATTCCTCCATTCCAAATTGTTGTTGCAGGTACCATTTGTTCGACTAACTTCATCCAAAACGGACCTAATCCATCAACATAATCAATCAACTTTTGATATGTGTAATCGTAGTTAGGAAAACCAGTCTGTTGTTCTGAAAGAACATATTTCCACCACAAGGATTGTAAATTGGGATAACCACCGGTTTTACCATCAGTTATAAATTGTCTATTCCTTGTGTTTATCATATTTTGCCAAAAAGTTTGAGCAAATTCAAAAAAAGTTTTCTTTTTAGGTTCTGGGTTGACAAAAGTCCAATCTAAACCACCAGGGCTTGGGTATCCTACCGTCAAACCTGATTCAGGTATTGGATAATCGTATTGTACAGACTCCCTCCAAACATCAAAAAGTAATCCTTGTGCTGGATTCAGGAATATATCTACGTTTTTGACATTTAACACCAACTTTTCATTACCTACAAAATAATACGAATTGAAATTGGCATCCCTTGAAATTCTGAATAGGTCATCATCTGCTAACCAAGACTTTTTATTATCAACAACTCTCTCTAAAGAATATCCCAAAGTCATATATGGAAAATCTCTAAACCTATCCAAATATTGTTGACCATATGTGAATGGAACAAGTTGAGTTTGTATGTCAAAATTTTGTCCTGTGAATACTTGTCCTGTGTTTACAACTTCGTCAGGACTTCTATGGTCAGGTGTTGTTTCATACCAACCAGCACCTAATTGGAAGAAGTAGGTTTCAGTGTTTACAGGTGCCTTTGGATAACCCTCGTCGTCGACAGGATATTCCCCTCTAAAAACATTTACACTCTCATAGGTTGATGTGGCAGTAAAGGCACTGAAAACTTGCCCTTGAAATCTATAAGTTACATTAGATAATGTTGGTAATTGATTTGTATACGTTCCTCCTGATATGGATGCAAATTGAGACTCAAAATTCTCCATATTGATTCTTTGGTCTGCAAGGTAAATGTGTTCATTATATTCTATTAGTGAATCAGGGGCACCTATGAGTCTGAGTAAAAATTCTATAGATTTTCTTGTACCTTTAGATTTGAAAAGATACGAAGCATTCAGAATTAAATTTCTATAGAAAGCATAATTCAATTCCGTTGGTGTAAGTGCTTTGGCGTATCCAGGGTAGTTCGGCTCGTTTGTATTTCCAAAAATGGATTGAAGAAAATCCTCATCAGTTATGGGAGAAAAATTAGAAGACCAACCCAAAGTTTGAGCTAAGTTTACTAATAGCTGTGACGGTATATCATTACCTGGATTGTAATTTACCGAATTCATGAATGCCAATCCATCAATGAATTGTTTTATTTGGTCAAAACTCCTACCATAAATCTGCAATATTTTTTCAACTTTTTGACCAAGAGTATCAAATTCTTTGAATGCATCTGTAACCAAAAATCTTGATATCAAATTAGTTTTATAGGAATCTAGTTCTACCGCAATATCTTGTAATTGAGTTAGGTAATTATCAAAATTCACACCCGCAATATCTAAGTTCCAATTTCCGTTCTTAGGGAATGTTACTTGAGTATATTGTGTGAAGAATTGACCTGTACTATTTTGTTGTGGTAATTGGAAGAATGCTGTATATTCTGGTTGCGTAAAACGATTCATCAAGAATTGTTCTACCGTATCAAAACTTTCAGCAAAAACTTTGTCTACTATAAAATCGTTTGGTCTTATTAAAAAGTTATCATAAACAGTGGTTGCTGTTGTACCGAATGGTGCACCAGAAACGAAGAAAGATAAAGTTCCTGTTGTAAGCGAAGTCGATGGTGTAAAAGATACAACTTTGAAAATGTCATCATTTATGTTTATACAATAATCTAAATAAGTTCTCGTTAGATTTCTAAGATATGATGTGGTAATTTCTCTAGCTGCAATATTTGTATCTGCACTGAAACTATAATCAATATCAAATGGATTGATGATTCTATCTAATGTAACATCAAATGAAGTTTCATCTGCAACTGGGTCATAGACAACGTTTATTGCTGTTGCTCCTGTTGTAAAATCCAAATTAGTGAAAACTACCTCTAAAGCTGCAGGAAAATAATTTATAATATGTGTGACCGAAACCTCGAACCTTTTTGACAAGGAACCATATAGAGAGAAGTTCAAAACTTGTGATACATCGTAATTCGGATAAACTCTGAATTGTGATGCTAAAATTCTTCTCGATTCAAAAACATCTTCGATGTTCATACTATCGAGAGTCATAGGTTCAGAAAAAGCACCAACATTAAACTTCCTGTTTACTTTCTCTGTGACTCCCGCAGTGAAATCAAAATTACCCAAAGTCAAACCCCCTCCGTTGACAGTCTGTAAACCAACTATATTGTCAGCGAAGGTTCCTGAACCACTACCAGGCACAGGGGGATAAAAATATTTTTTTTCTTGTGCCATTATGTTGTTATCGTGGTAAAGTTTTTACTAAAATCAATGTTAGTACCTCTACTTTGTTTAACCTCATACAATAGAGCATTGAATTCATTTCTAATCTCATACAGATTGTATTGTCTGTAGATATTGTTTTGTGAATCATAGATAGTATAGATACCATCGTCAATTGACTTAGTTTGATTACCATATAGAGCAATACCAAGACTCGATATATCATACTCAACCATTTCAATTTCTATTGTAACAGGATTGAAATAGGTATTAGAAATAATAATCCCTTGTGTTGGTTGACCTATAAAAGGTGTGGCGTTAGGGTTGTTAGTTGGTGATGATGAAGGTGAAAGTGTTAGAAACAAAAGATTTGAAGTCCCATCTACATATCTGTATCTAATTGCTTTTTGATTTGAGTTTGTTTCGTTTGTTACAACGGGCTCACAGAAAAAACAAGACGTAACCACTCTGAAAAAATTAGGTATTTTAGAACCATCAGGATTCAAATATTCAATTCTAAATCCAACCAATCCTTGTGGGACAAATTTATTTTGATACTCGGCTGGTACATTACCCAAATCTACAACTATCCCTTTCACTGTTGGTAAAGCACTTAAAACTCCACAATCAGTAATAATAGTTCTGATTTGAGCAGGTCTAAGATAAAGAGTATAAATTCCTAAAGCATTGAATTGTTGTGCTGGTAAGCTCAAATTATATAAACCACCTAATACCTCAACACCGGCATTACCACCTGTCTGAGTGTTATTGAAATAAGGTCTCAATATTGTTGGTGCATTTAATTTTGTAAGAGTGAAATCATCTGTGACATCTCTTGATGGCGTATACACCATCAATATTTCCACATCTTCTGGAGAAACATCACTGGGTCTTATTGTACCATATGAACCTATTGCCATAATTTAGTTTTTTTATAAATAGTTATTTTTGATTTTTAGATGGCACTTGCCTTTTCCTCTACATTGAAAAATCCGTATCCGTAATTTATCATGTCCCCTATATTATCGACCTCACCAAGTCTTTGAACCCTCTCATATGCACTATTCTTACCCCTCTCAACAAAAACGTCTGTTTGAATTTGAGGTTGGTCCACCGCTTTTATCAAAGTTTCATTTTTTGTAATAGGTTCTGCTGATAAATTTTGATTCGTGAACCCCGATGAATCTTGGAAGTAGTTAGTAGTGCCGTCTATGTAATCATAGTAATTTATTCCTTGAATTGTATACCCTGTGTATGTGGAAGCAGTAACGAAAATATTACCCCAAATTTGACCATTAGCAATCACTGGTGTGAATAACTCATATTGATTGGGACCGTAGAGTTGGAGTTCAGTAAGTCTTGATTTAGATATACCAGAAATTTGGAACGGTACCGTTAAATAGTTGTTTGATGTTTGAGCCGCAACCGTGTTCACCGCATCACCTGAGAAAATGTAATCATAACTTATTGGTGTGTTAGCCCAACTACCACCCTGTGGAATAAAAAACGCAGTTCCGTTGGGGTTAGGTGCAATTATGTTTGTAAATGGTGTTGTGATTTCTTTTTTCACCATAGTTTGTCCCCATGGATTTGTCTGTTGTAAAGTGATGGTATAATTTGCGGAAGCGGTTGGATACGTATGGGACAAAAAGTTTGGAGTAAAATTATTGATGACTTGAAGAGGACTACCGTCTCCCCAATCAACAGTATAAACTGAAAGTTCCAAAAATTTCTGAAATTGATTAGAGGTATTATAAACATAATAAACATAAGGTGATGTTGTTGTTGACGAAAATATAAAATTAGCCACAACGTCTTTTTGGAGTACAGCACCATCGAATGGACTATAATATCCAACATCAACCGCAGTCTGAGTTATCAGGATTGGTATTGTCAAACCAGTGAGTAATGAACTACCATTTGGACCGGCACTCAAAACCTGACTCATTCCTGAATACACACCAACTTCAATACCTCGGTAATTTACTTTGAATAAATCTCCTTGAATATTTTCGGGTGATATGATTATGTTATATACGTCAGACATTATTATGGGTTTATAAATTCATACCAAACGACTGGGTTATTTGGTTGACCGAATCTCACGTTATTCGAATCGAAAATTCTATAAGTCTGAGTCGGATAATCAATTTTCATTATATAATAAAAATATCTTGTTGTATCGAAGGTGAATTGGGAGTTTGGAAAAAAACTTTGTGGTTTGTTCATCATTCTTAAAAAGAAACCAGTCCGAGCATCATAAAATTTTGCCGACATATAAAAGGTACTGATATCCAAAAAGTTTCTTTTCTTCAACCAATAAATGAAAAACCCTTCTTTGTCCCCAACGTAATCGAGTTTAAATTTTGGTTTTTTAATATCAACCAAAGCTCTTGGTAAAATTGCTGGTTGTTTTTCACCTTGTTGTGTAGGAATTATTGCTGTGAGATAATTTATTTGTTTTTTTTCATCAGGAGTATCGTAAAAATCCAACTTGAAAAATGAGTTCGCAAAAGCATTCCTATAATAATAAACATCAGGTACACTGAATCCAGCAGCCAAATAAGTGTTTACCCAATTAGTTACGTTATTCAGTGAGGTTCCTGAATGAAAATTGAACTCATAATTTATTTCAGTTTTTAGATTATATGGTTGTCCTGTAAACGGTGCGTGAGCAAATCTTGATAACTCAAAGTCTCTTCCAACACCAATAACCTCAGTTATAATTTCTTCCTCATATAAATCTATACTTTGGTCAATACCCAAATAATCCCAAGACATTTCTATCGGAATTGTCAAAGATTCACTTGTTAAAGATGTGTTTGGGATTTTGTAATTATGCACACTCATCGAATAATGGTTTGATTGGGAAGTTTATACCAAATAGATTGTCGTTGAAATTTACACCTTCAGGAATCAATCTGAAAACTATTGAAGTAAATGGATAATGGGCACTGTTCAAAAATGGATAATCAACTCCTCTTCCTATATTGTCGAAAAACCCGTAGTCATATAAATCTCTCCATCTGAATTGTCGGTCAGCACTTGAGTAGTAAGAATAACTCGGAACATTATCTACGGACCCGACATTAGCGGTTTCGATGTAATCTGAAAAAATCCTCAAGGTCATCGAATGATGTGGTTTATAATAATAACCCTCTCTTATAGGTAAATGTGTAAATACGTTTGGATTGAAATTTATCTTATGATAAAGTGGAGATATTACCCTTTCTATCTGTTCATAGTTATTCCATTCACAAAAATCCCCATCAATTATATCTCCTATGTTTAAATCTTTTGTAAATGCAAAAGTGTAGTTTTGTTTGGTGTATGTTGAAATTTGTAGATTTGAATTTGAGTTAGTATTATTTCTATCCCAATATGGGTTTGTTGGTGATGATAAATTAAACTCCCATCCTCTTTTTATTCCTATTGGATTGGAAGGGTCGTAGAAATATCCTGTATAACCTTTGTGAATAATTGTGAGGAATAGTTCGCTTAAAGGTCTTTTTTGATTATCTATTAAAGTAGTAATATCTAAATCATAAGAAGAGGTAACATTGTAAGCATTACTACTAGTTTTTTGAGCAATAGTAGTTATAAAATTAGGGGTCAAAGAACTTAGTTGTAATTGTTTTTCTTCTAAAAAAATATTTTTTTCGAAACCTGATTTAGTCATCAGAGCATCATCAACACCTGTCAATATTTTATTCTGTCTGACATAATAATCTGATGTTGTTTCTAAAAGATTGTTAGGATTTCCAACTCTTTTAAAAGTACCAACTTTACCATTATTAAATGTTGTACCTGTATATCCGTAGTTGAATATGTTAAAAATGTACTCATCAGAATCTGTCTGACCATTACCCAATGAATAAACCTCGAATAAATCAACTATTCCATATTTGAAGGACAATTTCACATATTCACCAACACTCAATCCATGTGGTGCAACACACTGGAACGCTATGACATTACTTCCATTAAAAGTAGTATTTTGAATACTGAATGGAATTCCATCTTTAGCAACCCAACTATTGATTGGAACCAAGTTGGTATATAAAACTTGATTAGGGTTATTTTGGAAGGCGTAAGAAAAATAATAATTCCAATTGTAGGTATAAGCACTTTTTGCGTAGTAGTCTAAATGTTGGTCATTTATATCAGGTCTATAAAAATCGAATTCGTAGTATTGTGGAAACCCCTTCCATATGTTTGTTTGTGTTGATTCAAGTGAATTCACATAAAACAAGTTATCTCTGAACGGTGTATAGTTAGTTGTACCTGTCAAAGTATTCGAATAGAGATAATTTATTTTGAAAGTTGGTCTATAAATTCTCGAAGCTTGTCTCTCGGATTCAAAAACATCTTCTAATGATATTGTGGCGTTTCTATCATATTCAGTTATTTGTTGTTGTTTTTCCTCCAAAGTCACTGTTACCTTTTGGTCCACTTTGGGTGCAGATTGGTAAGACAAACTAGCTGGTATGATGGTGAATTTATTCATTAGGTAGATATTTTGTTTTAAATAAATCCATAGCACTTTTACCTTTGAATAATCCAAAGTAAAAATGATTAGGAGCACCAATCATAAATTTACTTTTCATTGAGTTCCAAACATTAGGGTCATAATTTCCAACTGAATCAACGTTGAAAATATATCCCCTTTGATAAATGTCAAAAGAAGTATTTGACGGTACAAAATAATTTGGGGTTGTAACATTTCTCCTATTTAAATTTTGATACTCGGAGGTAACAATGTCAGGAATGTCTGTAGCCCAATTGTTCCTCTCACTACCAAATATTGTAAATATACTTTGCGGTTGATTCAATTGCCATTGATAGAATGGTACTTTTTGAGATTTAATCCCATATGGATATGTAATTGCTGGGACGAAAGGATTCGGTCTGAAATTTATAATTCCTGGTGAAATAAAATCTTTCGTTTGCAAGTCAAAGGTTGTGGATGAGAAAAATATTCCCATAAGAGCATTCTCTGCGGTAGTACCATAAATAACGACAGGATTTGTATTCACCGGACCAGTACTATCATAATATTCGGGGGTAAAAGGTACGACCCCGATTTCACAATTGATTGACATCATTTGTGCTAAATCCGCATCAATTCTGTTTTTCGGAGGAATGTTTGGATTTCTACTGAATAACACATTCAACGAATCATTATTTGTGATTCGCGTGAGGAAAGTAGAGTTAGCAATTCTAGAAATCACAAATAAATTCACGATGTTGGACGTATCTTGATAACTTGTTGAATTCAAATTATTCATAACATAAGCCGCAGTAGAGGGTGTGAAAGTTATCTCATCATAAAATGAATCTTTCATACCCAAATTCATTATTGTCGTTGGAAATAATAAATTTCTAATGTTCATTGGAAATGATTGACCCAACGTTGGTTTCCCTATGAATGAGCCAGTCGTTGGTGTCCCTAACCACGGACTACTTCTGTAATAGAAATTATTTGTAGACGCATCAAAATATATTAGATTTCTTGGATATCTAAGTTCTTTCAATCTATTATCTCTCCCCCATTTTCTGGTTATTTGTATTGGGAATGTAAAAAGTGACCCATTCAACCAATTATTTGTAAATGATTGAGCCAACACCCCTCTACATAATCCGAAGAAAAACCTATATCTGAAACCCCATTCATTAAAATTTCTTATGTCTTTTCCTAAATCACGAAGTGGTCTTCTCATAAAGACATAACAACCACTTTCAACATCATCTTTTGTGGCACAATTTCTATTTACACCAAAGCTAGTATTATATTTTTCATAACAACCCAAAGAAACTGCATTTTCACAACTAAAGGAATCTAATACATTAGTCCAAGCAAGTTGTCCCTCAATGTCAGGGGGTATTATATCCGCACCTTGACCGAAGCTAACCGTTGATATCCCTTGGTCTGTAGAACTTATCACATAAATTGCAAAATTTAAGTTTTGTTGTAGTAGGGCCGGGTTATTATTCCAGCTGGACCCGTCTAAAGCATCTGATGATGGGAGCCTGTCTGTTCTCATCACGTTCAAGTTAGAGTTATTTATATTCAGAGGATTTGTAAGTAAACTTGGTAATAATACTTTTGTATAGTAAAAAGTACTGACATCATTCGGTCTCCTACCCCCTTGTAAGTAATAATAAGCCGCGCCAGACAAATCTTCATATTGTTCATACTTTTTTACTTTAATCAATCCATTATTCGACGTTGTAAAAAAGTCATTCCATATTGACGATACTATTCCCTCATATTGGTTGTTTATCGTCGAATTAAACATACTTGGTCCTGGGTTTTGAGCATCTAAAGAACTATAATATCCTACTTGAGATGTTGTAAAAGCAGAATAATCATTTCCAGGTCTAAAAAAGTGTGATGGATAAAATATGTTACTTTGGTTATTAAATTTTTGGACAGAAGTTGTTGTATCTGTGTTTTTTTGAATTGGTATATTTAATCTAGTTGAAGCTGTGACAACGTAGTCATTTTCATTTGGATACCCAAATAATTTACCAAGACCATACCTATTTACATAGTTTGGTGAATATGGGTCAACCCCTCTCTGAAGAATGAGAACATATTGAGAATTGAAATCAGCAAACGTCGCTGAAACAGGGTAAGTAGTAATGCTCAATCCTCCCCAACTTGAACCAGTCCTTCTGTTCCATAGGATATCGGTGTCAGAACTGAATATTGTTGGTAATAAACCATTTGTTGTATTACCACCCCAAATCTGTATAGCATCACTTATAGTGATAGCTGTTACAACCTGATAATACTCTATATCAGAGGGAAACTTATAATTTGTTATAGTTGAACCTGTACTAAGTATATAATTTACAGGCTGAGAATTTGTTGTTTGATTGATAGCATACTCAACAGGGTATTGTGATAAACTTGGGTTTATTGATGTTCCCGATATCCCATTTGGGAATCCAGATGCGACAGTAGAACCAGTCGTTGTGTAGTTTACATCTTGTGTTCTTGCAATATCAACAAATGTCATAAGTGTACCACTTTCAAAAGATGTTTGAGAAACTACTGTCAAGGTGTTATCAAAGTGTTGTAGTGCAGAATTTGCGGGATAATCAAATGAAACACTTATTTTATTTATTCCATCAAAGTATTTTTTTCTTGTATTGAAAACGTTGATTCTTTCACCAAAAGGTAGGTCTGGCGAATAAGCAAAAAACCTATCATTACCATCCACTAAATTTGTTTCAGGTGACACGGTAGTTTTATAATTATCCGCAGCCTCATCACCACCCACAGTTCCCATTGCTTGAGAGAATGAAAGTGCAACGATTTGAGCATCTTCACTTGAATATTGAGAGGTTAGAGATTGTAAAATTTTCTCATAATAAAAAAAACTACTTGAAAATTGTGTCAATAAAGAAACTTTAGAACCTCCCACATCTGAATCTGAAAATGATTCACCACAAGAGCAGGATGAACAATCGGGGTAAGTAAGAATTGGAAGATAAAATCTGTTGAACGACCTTCTCCTCAAAAGTCTTGTCAATATATCAATACCTATAGTTATCCCTAATATTGTAAGACCTGTTGTTGTAAATGCGATAGCCTTTTTTAATACAACCAAACCTCCGGCTAACCCACCTGGATTTGTAAAAATTGAGGAGAATTGGGTACCGGCAAATATAACCTCAATTGCACCGACTAAAGTCATGAGACCACCAATTGCATATCCTAATGTTGTCAAACCGTTTCTAATATCAACAACAAAGTTCCAAAGTGCGGCAATAAGGTGATATGTAATAAGAAGTGGGACACCTACAATCTGTAATATTTGTAGTAATATACTATAAACAAAGAAAAGAAGGTCGAAATTTCTGAATCCTTCATTCACTGGAACTTTGTTTACTGTTTCCTCACAAGAATTGTTATCTATTTCTTTAATTCCTATAAACCTACCTCTTGAACCATCTTTATATTGGTCTATTAAACCTGAAACCGTATAAACCCTGTTATATTCAAATTCGTAAAAAGTGTCTTCACAATTTATAATTTGGTCCAATTTATCAACCGCTTCTTGCCCTTGTAATCCTGAGGTATATCCACTCCAGTCCAGTCCAAAATAATACGAACTTTGTAGTTGAGAGTTGAATATGTTACTGAGATTCGGGTCTTGTATATCACTTGGCCAACCGAATTCTCTTATGTTAGGAATCAAATAATACGCCCTTCTATATTGCTCAGACGCATTAGAAGATTGTTGCCATTTAATCTTAAACCTATACTTCGATTTTGTTGGTATTCCTATTGATGGGTCGTATGAAATTATCCTTTCTCCAAATTCATTTGTTACTAGATACTCCAAATTCATAGGTAACTCAATCAACCAAGCACCGTTACCATCGATTACATTACCATTTTTTTCTATCTCATATTGTTCTAAAAAAGGGTTACCACTTAAATCAACTTGTAATGTTTGACGTATAGCCAAAATTTGACCTGGACCTGTTTCTAACTGACAAAGATTACCAAAATCATCTTTGGGTTTGGAATTTCTTTTGATTGCGTATTGTTCTGAAGTTGAAAAAATTGAACCCATGAAAACTGCTGTGGGTTGAATGTCAACGTTAGCTTCATTTCTTAAATCAAAGTCAACTCTGTTTATAGCTATTTGACAAACAGCAGGTTCACCCCAAAGTGGAGAAACTTCAACAACTTTTGTTAAATTTATAATCTGAGGTAGGGAGTTCAAATCTGCAGATGTTCTGAATCTATTTCCCGCGACTTGGGCCTCTGTCGCTAGACCCATTCTAATAAGGTCTTGAGGTGTAAGAGAGAATTCTCCTATGTCAGATAAATCAACATCCATTACTATGGTTTGCTCACCAAGAGGAACTCCCATAATCATGTAATCCCCACTGTCATTAGTTTTTGCAGTTAGTTTGTAATATTTGTCATAAATTTCAACAGCGGTTTGTCCTGTCAACACGTCTAATCTTGATGGTAAAGTACCTGTGGCTGCATGGCCTGTATAAGATGGTTCGTAAGGTAGAAGATTATACCTATACCCATCCTCATTCCTGTCAGACGGTGAATTGTAAGGATATATGGACGATATAACAGGATTTGATTGGTCAATTTGTTCTATTGGAACAAAAATAGCAACTCTGGCATTTGGTATACCCAAGCCATTGTTTGCAGTAACTCTTCCTACAACAACACCATAGTCCGCACACAATCTTGAATAGACATCTTGTTGTTGGAGTTTAAGAGATAGAATTTCTAAGAATTCAAATTCTTGAGTAAGCTCTACATTTATTGTTTTTGTAATACCAAGCTCGGTCCTTATACGATAAGATTGACCCATCAAATACTTTTATGATAAATAGTTATTGTGGTATTTTTACAAAATACACACAACCTAATTATAGATTATCTCAAGGGAAAATAAACTTGTTAGGAGAATGTAATTGTTTGGAAGTTCTTCACTGACACTCGAATGTCTTTATTAGGGAATCTAATTTGATAAACCTGATTAGGTTGTGCAAAGATAGTGTCATCAACAGGTTCTATTTGTCTTGTCTCAGGGTCTGAATATCTCATGGAAGTTTCAGCTGAAGAATATTGTCCACCAACCTCGTTGAAAATATCTAGTCCTGCCACGGTTAAAACTCCATTAGTATTTTGTATTTGACTTCTCAACTCAGACAAATAAACATTTTGACCTAATTGTCGTAATTGTGGATTGAAATATGTAGATACTTTATCGATTACAGAAGAAATCACTTGTCCTGAGTTTTGAGCCGAATCCAAAACAATAGATACATCTACACTCAAATCAATCACCTCAGCACTGAAAATTGATATATAATCATTCATCATTCTATAATTTGACAAATAATTCGCAATATTTTGTTTTAAGGTATTGGAGACAATATTCGTAAGTTTACCCTGTGTATCATACGATAGAATTTGAATCAATATTTTATTATCGTTTTCTGTTATTGATACTTTAGCCGGTGCACCAAATTGTGAAGGCATATTCCTGATTATGGATTCATAGTCTTGAACTGTTACAGCTCTTTTTTGTGCAGAAAAATTGAATGATACATAGTTACGAATCTCATCGGTGCTTGGCATGTTAGCCCCACCGATTGCCGCAGTTACGTTTGTACATCTCAAAGAGTTTACAACAGCTGTATTGATTGTTTCAGATGGACCGTTCACAAAAAATGAAACTGTGCCAACTTGATTGATTACATTTGTACCTAAGTTAGTATTCAATCCTCCACCCACTCTATACTGAATGAACAAAGTGGAATTAGGTCTCAAAGCTGCACCTAAGGAAATATTATTAGAATACTTTTGGATATTCAAAGTGGTACCTAACGTAGTGAATTGGTCCAAGGCATCCTGTGCAGTATTTGTACCACCACCGAAAGTCATTTTTTTAAAACCCTCAGAGGTGTATTCGGTAATAAACCTATTTTGAGTTTGTATATATCTTCCAACTTTGATTCCTGGTTGGTCTGATACTTTAGTAGGGTCTTCTACAAATACTCTATCCTCAGCTAGGGCGTCAACTTCATACCATCTATTTGCAGCACCAAGAAACTCAGCTGTTGTAGGAATGTTTGTATATTGTGTTCCATCCTTCAACAATACACTTGTAATACCCAAAACATTTTTTTCAGGTAGGAACAATTCAAAGAATGGTTTCACATCACTTGGTGTTATTACTCTTTTGAATACTTTTGTAATTCCGTTTACAACTATTTCTCTTTTGGTGATGGTATAGTTTACTAAAATCCCATTACTATTGAAATTTGGTATTTTAACTCTATTGGGAAAACCTTGAGAATTGTACGGAGATGAGAAATCAATATCCTCAACATTTTCAAATACCAATCCAGAACCTATAATTTGAGAACCTCTCACCAAAGTTCCTAAGTATCTCTCATCTTCTTTATCTCCAAACGCCGGAACCGTAATTGAAAAATCCACTAATGATACCGATGGTCTCATACCAGGGATTTTCAAACCGTAGGTTCTCGCTATGTTATATATAGAAGTTTTTTGTTGTGCGTATTGTAGAACAGTCTCTTGAATACTTCTATCTATATGGTAATGTAAGTTATCGGCAACCGCAGCATTCAAATCTAAGAATACAGAAAATACTGATGCATCATTGAAATCTTGAATCAGTTCAGGGTAATAAGTCCTTACGTAATTTTGTAGTTCAACCCTGATTGACGCAAAGTCCCTTGACGTATATGATATTTGACGGTTAGCCATTATTTTTAAATATTGATAATTATAAAATCACTTTCGGCAAATGTTTGAGCATTTGTGGAATAATCTATTTTTATTTTTGCAGTATACTCGGCTGTACCCCTTCCAGGTAGTCTGTAAACATCATAAAGTCTTGCAGTTTCATCCGCAGTTATTTGACCCATTTCCATGTTGACCTCCATAGATTCATCAGCCGGTTCGATGGTAATTTGATTCACCAATAAATTTGGCATAAATCTTTGTATCGCATCTCTTATATCTGACTCTATAGCTTGGAATGTCAAACCGTCCAAAGGTTCGAAAACGAATTCGTATATTCTAGTTCCGAATTCAGGTAAATAATATCTAGAACCCTTCCTCGTCAGAATAAGATGAATTAAATCAGCTCTTATTTGTTGAGAGGTATACTCAGTCAGCTCAAGAAAGTCCCCTCTGAAAGAATCGTTGAATGGGAATTTTATACCATAGGTTGTTCCGTCTGCCATATCCCATAAATATACTTTGATTATTTTTTTATTAAAGTATTACCCTTTTTCCACTTAGGGTCATATGGACAGTGTCTACATCCATTCCCACAACATTGTCCCCTTCGAATATGGAACTCTTCTGTGAAAATTATTCTGTCACCTTCGCTATAATACAAAGGGAGAAGTTTTTCTGACTTCTCCCCTTTATTTTTATCATTTTTTTTCATTAGACAAATTTTACTTCACAAGCTCCACCGGCACAAGCCGCTTCGCCTGATAAGTCTGTATTATCATCTACTTCTACTATTTTTGATAAATCCACGTCGTGTAACGTTTTCATCAACTCCTCGTATTTTTCTTTCGAACAATCTTCGAATGGTGCTTGAATATAAGTTCCTCCATCGTATGGTAATACCGATAATCCATTATAATACTCTTTATTCTCCCACATCCACTCTCCTACAGCAGGCCACTCGTGTTCACGAATGGAAACTGTTGCAGATACGTTGTGAGCATTTGAACCACTTCTGTGACCTGGTTTAATCCACTCTTGTTGAACTCTTTTTACTCTTTCAAGAAGTTGAATTGGTGATTCGTTTCTCAGGATTGACCCTTCGGGTGCTTTTTGTGGAATACCAATTACTGCAGTATCGTGTGGTCTGAAATATTCATCCTCAACTAACTCTGAGTGATTATCTTTTAAGTAAGAATAGATTGATTCATTTTTACCAACTCTAACCCTTCTTATATAATAATCATTGTGCCAAGCATGGATTCCTGATGATGTACCTAATGTAAGTGAAGTTGTACCTGCTGGTTTAACTGTTGTTGTTCTCGCTGCAGGGTTGATACCAATAACGTCAGCAACTCTTTTATTTTCTTCTTTAACAACTTTCGCCGCTGCTTTCATATTTAAACCCAACACAGCTCCTGAACCAATACCTGTCATTGAAATTCCAATCAAAGCATCTTTCTCTGTTGTTCTTTGCCAAATAGGTCTAAGATAATGGAAATCAGTATATCCTGCTTGTAGGGTTCCAATAAATGTTGCAGCCTTTACTCTGTCCTCATAATCTTCCTGTGATACAACATTCGATACGTTTACCTCTGTAAGATTACAGAATTGGAAAGGTCTTAGAGCAATTTCACAACATGGGTTTGTTCCCCAATCTTTATCGTTACTCAAGTAGATTCCAGGTTCTCCCGCACCACTAGCCTCGATTCTTTTCCAAAGGTCCATAAAATAGTCTTTGGTAATCTTGTGTCTCATTAGTACTGCGGAATTATTAGCTCGTCCTCTTTGAGGGTTATGTTCCCACCAAGAACCACTCTTACAACCAATCATTTCCTCATCTGTTGCGGAAAATAATGAAATAAGTGCCGCTCTTCTGATACCACCAGCCAATACAGCGTCAGCAATATGACATACCATATCATGAACTTCAATAGCTCTTAGTTTTTCACCATCTGACTTGGAATCCAAAATTCCTTCGAGTTTTATAAGACACTCTTTGAGGGGTTGAGGTCCAGGTGCTTTACCACCTGAGGTTACCAACCGAGCCCCTTTTGGTCTGATGTCACTGAAATCAAACTGAATGTGAGAACCTCCATAAAAATAGGATTTAACCAATACTTTTACAGCGTCAGCCCATCCTTCAATAGAATCTGCAACTAACCATCTTCTACCTCTATCCTTACTTGGTTTTCTAATTTCGGGAAGTTGTTCAACGTGATGATTTTGTACGGAATAACCAACCCCTGTACCTCCAAGTAATAAGAACATGATTTCAGAGAATACTCTCCAATCGTCTACGGGTGCGTATGCACAGTTGTAAATTCTGTTTGGTGAGATTTCGATTGGTTTTCCTGCGAACTGCATTGACCTCATCGATGGGAGAACTTGTTTCTTGTAAACATACATGTAGTTCTCACGGATTTCTTTTTCTAATTGGGGATACTTTTTGATGTGCATCTCCATGTTTCTTGTTACTAACTCTTGCCAAGTCTCTCTTCTCTTTAACTCAGGGATGTACTTTGCATACTTCATGTACACCGTGATGTCTGATAAAATTCTGTTTGAAATGTCCATTTTTGTAATTTTTTTGTAAAATGATTTTATTTAAAAAATCGGTGATTTTCTTATTAAATATATGGTCGGCGATGAACCGACCACAAATTTAATTAAAAAAAAATAAGTTTTTTTTGAAAAAAGTAGATATTTAATTAGGGACTTTTTTGTTGTTCACGTTGTTTTCTTTTCTCCAACAGTTCTTTGACCCTATCTCTTTTTCTTTCTTCTTGTTGCTCTTCAAATCCTAGGAATGTGATTGATGATTCAGTGTCGATTTCAAGTAATTCATTATTGAATTTACAGTTCTCGAAAACAACCCCGTCTTTACCAAGACGAGATTTAGTGATGGCTATTGTTGCAAGGTTCATCTCTTTTTGTTGTAATGTCTTTGCCACAGTAATAATAACGTGGCCTACTTGTGCTTTCTTGATTGAACCACCCATTTGGTCTGTTGTAACAACTTCAGATGAAATTGAACTTCTATTTCCTTGGGTTGCAGTCCATCCCACAAGATTTAATTCGTGACACATGGCTTCGAATGCCCTCATAATTGAACCTTCGGCCTTCCATTCGTCTTTAGCACTTTGTTCAGGTAGAACACAATCTATGTAATCTAATAGAATCAAATCAATTTTATTTCCCTCAGCAATCATTTTTCTCACCTGATTTTTGATATGATTCATAGTTACAGTGTCTGAAGCCAATTTCTTGAGAATCAATTTGTTCTTCATTGTATCTTGAATCTCTGAGATTTTATCCATTACTTTTTCTCTGTGTTCGGCTAATTTGTCAGGTTCAACGCCTGTCCAAATGGTGAAGTGTTTTCTCTGAATAATTTTTGGATTGTCTTCAAAAAAGATTTGTAAAACGTTATAACCGTGATTAAATGCGGTATTGGCTATTTTAGTGAGGATTGTGGTCTTACCAACACCAGTGGGTGCAAGTATGACCCCAATCTCACCTTTGGCTAATCCACCCTTTAACAATCTATCAATACCTGTTATTCCCATAGGAATTGGATGTCTGTAATCATCTTCCAAAACAGTATCCAAACCTGAGAAAATATCTGTAACATTCTTTTCAACTTCTCCAACTTGAAGAGCTTCTCTTACTAAACCCTCAACTTTGTCATAAGACTCAAAGTCACCTTCAGTGATGATTTTCTGAGCTCTGTCCATAGCCTTTTTCAACTCTTGTTGTTTACAGAATTTCAAAGCTTTCTCTTGAACAAACTGAGCCCCTTCAACTGGTGCATCTTTGATTTGTTTTAAAGTATCCAAAACAATTTTGACAACCAATTCTTGGGTGACTTCAGCCCTTACAATCTGTTCAATTGTTTCAAAGTTAGGAGAAGCTTCATACTTTGAATGATATTCTTTAATCATCTGAATGATGATTTTAAAATACTTGTTGTCAAAATACGATGGCTCAAGAACGTCGACAATTGAGGATGCAAAGTCTTTATCCTCTATTAGTTGGTTGATAAGTTGTATTTGAAACGTGTTACCTAAGTAGTCAAAGTTTTTGTTCATAGCCAAAGAAAATATCCCCTCTTATTTTAAATATCAATCTCTCAAATCAATTCCGCAATATTCGTAAGATAATTCGGAATTTGAAAAAATGTCAGTCAGTTCTTTAAGAACATCCTTCAAATATGGTCTTACGTCAACGGTGTAACGAACTTTGGGTGGAAACTTTTTTCCATCGAAAATTCTCTGACAAATTGTCTGGTCTCCTACTTTCACAGAAAGATAGAAGTTTTCAGGACCCTCGGTAAAAGACGTATCCATAATCTTGGGGTCATGAATGATTGCCTCCATGTTATCCATCATATAGATAACTGTTTTCATTTTGAGGTAATACTGTAGCTCCTCGGATAAGGATTTGATGAAATGATAAAACTCGGTAGAGTTTTTTGCTTCAGGGTTGAAACCTTTGACGTTGAAGAATCTTTGGACGACGATGTTGTCGTTCAGGGTCAACAAAAATTCCATCTTGATGCTGTCGTGTTCTTTCATGTTTTTCATTTTTTTGTGTTTCGTTTTTCTTTTCTTGTTAGTTTCATAAATGGTTTTAGGAAGTTTACCCACGCTTCGTCGTTTTTAGGTAGGTATTTAAATAGGCCGTCTTCCATCATCAGCCTCATAAGGTTTTTATAACCTCGGTCAGTAGGGTCCATGGTATCGGTATGAATCTGTTCAACAAGTTGTTTACCTTCTTGGTTTATGAGGGGATTATGAAGGTCAACAATCATTTGATTCACAACGTAAAACTCTTCTCCAAGTATACCACTTTTGGTCCGTCCTGTCAAAATATTTTCTAAAGATTTTGGTAATTTCTTTTGTTGGATATTTCGTGCATAATCCAATATTTCTTGGATAGTGCATGGTTTTTCAAGCATAAACGGAAAAAGTTTAACCAAAGTTTTTTCTCCCAAACCTTCAATACCGTCAATATTGTCTGATTTGTCTCCTGTGAATATTTTTGTAACAGTGATGTTATAATGTGGGATGTCAACCTTGTTGATTGTTATCTTATCTCCATTCTTAAAATACCTCTTTGCCACAGGTGAATAGATAGTCACTCTTTGACTTATAAGTTGGGTGAGGTCTTTGTCTGCTGAGAAGATTATAATGTCTTCATCGGTCGCAATTTGACAATAGTAAGCTATTAGGTCATCGGCTTCATTATCTTTCATTTCAACCTGTCGGACGAAAACCTCCTCCAAATACATCTTTACTCTAGCCTTTTGTTGTAGGTAAGATTCGTATTTGTACTCATTCATATCTTGGCGACGGTTTCCTTTATATTGAGGATACAAACCTTTCCTTACGGATGAGTTCGAATCTCCGTCCCAAAATACTATAACTTTGTCATGATTGTGTTCTTCAAGAAATTTCCGGATAGTGTTGATGAAATGGTATACCCCTCCTATGTGAGAACCATCGTTATAAAGTTCTTTGACTCCGTGAAAACCAATCTTGAAAAGGTTGTCACCATCTACTAATAAAGTCTTAGGCACATATTTGATTTAGAGGTGATTGTTTTCCTTTCTGTAGTCCACATATTCTTTAACTTCTCTGATTTCTGACGAAGTTATAGAATTGATTTGATTTTTCAAATCGAATCTTTTGTCGTTAGTGAAATAAACTTTTCTCGCCAAATTGATAAATTCATCTTCGAACTTACCTTCTTTTTCTAATATTCTCAAGATATCTTCAATTTCCCATAAATTTGAATTAGTACTGACTAGATTATGATATAAGTTTTTAATTATCAAATTGTTCAAATACTCCGAAGATAAATTATAAAGAAGTTCAAATTCTTTATTGATGTAATCTAATTTTTCAGGATTTGAGATTTTATTCTTTTTAACTTGAAGAATTGATAACTTATCAATTAGTTCACCGACGCTTACAGGAATGTTTACCATATTACTCTTCTTTCTCTTCGGTCAAAGTGAAATCTCCTTCAGCACCAATAATATCCTTCCAATAGTCGGCATATTCTTTTTTGTATGCTTCGATAGATGCTTTTTCTTCTGTTGAATCTTTACCCGCCAAAAACCCATGAGGTGTTACAATAATTTTCCCATCATCGAATCCGAGTCCGTTGATGTGGTTTTTCATTACAGATATCTTACTCCTAACGGCAAATTTAACGGAACGTTTGTCTTTTGTCGCAGTAATTTTTGTAGTTCCAGCACCTTTCTGATTTCCGAACAAAAATACCAAAGACGAGTTCAACCAAACAGATTCACCACCTTTAGCTTTAATCTTCGGTTGTCCGAAAGGATTGTCAGGTAGTTCAACCCATGGTT